GTACCATGGCATTCATAAAGAAACTAGGCAACTCAAAGTGACCAAAGATATATTTGCCACCTTTCTTGCCTACTGATTTCCATTCTTCGCCAACGAGCCAAGGACAAAGAGTGACGTCACCAATAGTAGTGGGCTCGTGTACCACAGTGATACCAGGAATATACTTTCCGAATTCAACACTGTGGATATCCCGCTTGTCTTTGTAATAAAGATCATGATTACCAGGAAAGAAATAAAAGTTATCAAAAGCCTTTCCAAGTTTCTCAAGGGCTCTAAGACTATAATCCATAGTTGTAATATTAAGGCTATTGCGGTTATGATGCCAATCGCCCATAAAAATTCCTGTATCACATCCTTCCTCCTTGGCTTTAGCAATATACCAATCTACAAAGTCTTCGCAGTCCTGGTTATGCACATTACTATTTGATTTTAATCCAAAGTGGATATCAGTAAAACATGCTACCTTTTTAAATAAATTACTCACTGGCTGTATCCTCATTATGTCGTTTAAGTGCAGCCTCGTGTTCACCGGCTCCTGTTCTAGAGTATGATGGATTCATGCCGTTTATCTCCAAAATGTCATCGCGAATATTCTGGTTGCGCTTCTCGATATTAATAACACGTACAAAGCTATTTGTAACAGCCGCCGTGAAATACGCAAACGGGTTATCTGATTTACTCTCATCGAATTGTAATCCAATCTGTGTCAGCTGTAAAATTGCCTGACCCTTCATCTCATCATTGTAAGTGTAGCCGCGAACGTTACCGCGTGTGGCATATCTTTCGCATAGTTTAATCATCATGCGGGCCAGCGTTGGAGTAATACATCCGGCATCTTTGTCAAAATGCCCAGTATCTAATGCGCCTTTCCAGTGCGACTTGCCTACACATACTAATTCGTCAGATTCGTTAAACTTCCAATGCTGGAACGGTGGAAAGTTAACTTTATCTCTGTGATCTGCTAGACTTTTAGGGTTCTTTTTACGAGTACTATTAAGTGGAATATGGTCAAACGACATTACTCGAAAGATAAGCTCTTGTTTTGTAATTTTTTTATAGTCGACTTCACAGTCTGCTTGCTTAACCTTTTCACCGGCTGCTTTGCGCCTTGCGTATTCTTGATCCGCTAGCCGTTTAGCCTTGATGCGTTTAGCTTCTGCTATTGTCCGAATATTGATTTTTTCGGTGCCAGGCAAAATGATATCATATTGGTGATATGATGGGTCTATAAAACTGCAATAAGAGCTTTTACTTCTATGAATTTCTAACAACATATCCTTGTTGTTTAGGTAATTTACTTTAACTGTCATTAATTCGATCTCCGGATGTTACATTATAAACTACGTAGTTAATAAAGTCAAATAAATAATGTACCAAAGAGGAAATTATTATGGGTTTATTTGACGTTGGACAATCATTGCAATCAACTATTGGAGCAGTTAGTTCTACATACGGTGCCGTCGGAAACGCCATTAATGTTGGTAGCAACTTGGCAAATGCTATTGGTAATGCAGGCGATATCGGTAGTATGGCTAGAATGGCACTGTCTGGCTTGCCTTCAGCAGGTGAAGCAATAGGTGATGTATTAAGTGCAGTCTCCTTATTTTCTGATGAGGGCAACAGCAACGACTGGCGAGTTAGACTAAGTCTTCCGAACTGGTCTAGTTTCAAAAGTAGTCCAGTTCTTGCACCTTTAAAGAGTGCTGGAGGTTTTATTTTCCCATATACTCCTGAAGTAACAATCAGTGGCGGTGCCAAATATACACAAATACAAACTACGCACAGTAATTATCCATTTAGTGCGTACGAAAACAGCAATCCTGGGACCATCCAAATTACTGCGCCTATGATGGCTGAAGACAGTACCCAAGCTCTGTATTGGATTGCTGCTTTACACTACTGCCGTAGCGTAACTAAAATGTTTACAGGGTACGATCCTAAGGCAGGCAACCCTCCTCCTATCGTTTTCTTAAACGGATACGGCAACTATGTTTTTAAGAATGTACCTGTTGCAATTACACAGTTCCAATTACAGCTTCCGAAGGATGTTGATTACATCAGTTGTGATGTTGTTGGCAGCGCAGCCGGTGCAATCAATGGTATTTCAGATAGTATTGGCGGCCTTGCAGGCACGTTAGGCGGAGCCATTCCTCAGCTAAGTGGTATCACTAGTGCGGTAAGTAGTATAGCAGGAGGCGTTGGCCAAGTTGCTGGATTACTAGGAACATTTGGAATTGGCGGATCTACCAGCGGCGGCAAAGCATATGTGCCAGTTAAAAGTTCCTTTACAATAACATTGCAACCTATGTACAGTCGAACTAGTGTACGAAACTTTAGCTTAGACAGATTTGTAACAGGCGGTTACATGACAAACTCATTTGGATATATTTAATATGGCAGCAGCTTATAGTATTTTTAGTCCTTGGTTTAATACTCAAACCAAAGAAGACTACCTTGACTTGCTGACTATACGTCCAGTAAGTGCAGAGCCTGACGATTTTCTTTTTACAATAACTCCGTCTTATGCATACAGGCCAGATTTGTTGGCACATGACCTTTACGGTGATTCGGCGTTATGGTGGGTATTCATCCAACGTAATTTAGATGTATTACAAGATCCTATATTTGATTTTATTCCGGGGACACAAATCTATATTCCTAAAAACAGCGGATTAAGAACAGTTCTGGGAGTATAAAATGAGCTTCTTTAACTCTGCAATAAACTCTGCTACGAACGCAGTAAACACTGTAAAAAATACATTATCGGATTCTGGTCCTGCTTCTAGTTTATCAGCACTGGGCTCTTCGATATCAGGTGCGTTATCCGGAGCACTCGGATCAGTTGCCGGAAGTATTGGAAATATTTTATCAGCAGTAGGCACTGGTGTTGTGCAGCTTGATACAAAGCTACCTATGCCTAACGCATTGCATGACTATGCATCTTATGATTATGTAATGACTGTTGGCTGTCTTAGTGCGCAAGAATTTAATTTTCCTAATGAGTCTTACATGGCTGGAAGATATCCGCCGATTATCTTAAAAAGTGCAAATGCAGATCCAGATAATAGAATTAAAACTATAGCAGGAAAGTTTGATTTTTATATTGACAACGTTACTTTAGTTGGACAATACGGCTTTGAAAAAGCCACAGGTAATACAAACTCGACTAACGTAGAATTTACTGTAATTGAACCATATAGCATGGGCATGTTTATGACTGCTGTCCAGCAAGCAGCATTTGAACGCGGATATAAAAATTATACCGATGCCGCATACCTATTAATGATTGAATTTCGTGGCGCCGACCAAGCTGGCATGATGAAAGTAGTGCCAAATACTAGAAAATTTATTCCTTTTAGATTTAATAATTTACAATTTAAAGTTACTGCTGCCGGCAGCGTTTATAATATTGTTGCAACTATTGCTAACTCGGTGGCCTTGACAGATAGTTACCGAATGGTAAAGAATGATGTTTCAATTAAAGGCAAAACAGTACAAGAAATTTTGCAAACTGGCGAACAAAGTTTGCAAGTTGTTGCCAATGCTAGATTTAAGCAGGCTAAAGAAGATAAACAAGTTTCGATTCCTGATGAAATCTTAATTTTATTTCCCAATGACATTTCATCAGCACCTCAAAATCCAAGCCCAGGCGCTGCTAAGGAAACTAAAAGCTCTGCAACAACTTCAGCTTCTCAAATATCGGACCCTGCATTATTTCAAAAATTAGGAGTGACTCGTAGTTCTGCAAATCAAACATTGACCCAAGACAATGGTGCATGTAATCCGCTTGGCAGAGCAAGTTTAGGATTTGATGTTTCTCGTCCAGGCGATAAGCCTATGACAAACAGTGCCGAGTACTACGATGAAAAAACACAAACTTATGTTCGTGGTAAAAATGTGGCAAACCCTAAAGAAGTAGTAATGCAGTTTGGACAAAATACAGACATTATTAACATCATTAATCAAGTATTGATAAAAAGCGATGCATCAAAAGTGGCGCTAGATCCATCTCAAATAACTTCAGAAGGAATGCGTCCGTGGTGGAGGGTAGATGTACAAACTTACCATATACCATCCGATGCCAACATGGCACAAACAGGCCAGATTCCTAAACTTATTGTTTATAGAGTAATTCCATATAAGGTACATGCTAGTAGATTATTACCTCCAAATGCACCTGCACCGGGGATACAAAAACTGAAAGCACAAGCCGCAAAAGAATACAATTATATCTACACTGGAAAGAACGTAGACATTTTACGATTTGATATTCAAATCAACAATACTTTTTACAATCCAGTGCTAGCTGACGGCGGCAAACGGACTGAAGATAAGAAAACAGCTGGATCCACAGCAACAGATGCGCCAGCAGCTCCAGAAGGAGATCCAGCACCGGGCAAAGGAGCACTTCCAACTAAACCCGGAGCAGGATTGCCAACAGTCATGCGAGCTGATAAGACAGGTACTAGTACAGAGAACAAAGGCGGCACACAGGGCGAAACTGCTGCTAATCGAGTTGCCAGGATGTTTCACGATTCGTTAATACTAGGCAACGACATGCAAAATATTGACTTTGATATTGTCGGCGATCCGTACTATATTGCCAACAGCGGCGCAGGCAACTATGTTGATAACCCGAGTAATTTAATAAATGTTACAAAAGACGGCTCGGTTAATTTCCAAAGCAGCGAAGTTGATATTGTTATAAACTTTAGAACACCAATAGATATAAATCAATCTACTGGATTATACGACTTGAATAATACTAAACTTGCTCAAAATTTTAGTGGACTTTATAAGCTAACTACAATCACTAGCACATTTAGCAAAGGACAATTTAAACAAAATTTAAAGTGCTTTAGAAGACAAGGACAAGATAGCACAGCTACACCTGATCCTAAATCATTAATTACATCACTGTTAGTAACAGCTACTGACAAGGGAACGAGTTCTACTGAATTAAGGACTCCTGCAGAAATAAAAGCCAGCAAAGATCTTGGCGATTTTAATGGTTAAAGGAATATAATGTCAAACGAAGATAGCACTAGCGGCGAACAACCAGCAGTACCAGAATTACCTTGTTTAGCAAGAGTAGTGTCTCACGGTGATCCTAATTATATGGGAAAATTAAAAGTTGAACTTTTAAGAAATGTTGGTAATAATAACGAAACCCAGCCAGGACAAATTATCGAAGTTAGTATGATGTCTCCGTTTTACGGAGTATCTGGCCCAGTCGCAGACAAGGATAAATCTGGAGACCCGGACGATTACGAAAACGCACAGAAAAGTTATGGTATGTGGATGATTCCACCTGACCCAGGCAGCTATGTAATGGTAATTTTCCATAACGGTAGAATTGAAAGAGGATACTGGATTGGATGTGTACCTAATGACCGCGGCCGCAATTTTATGACTCCGGGCCTTGCGTCAACGAAGTATAATAACGATGATGCATCTAAGCGCCTTCCAGTTGCAGAGTATAATCCTAATGCAGGTACATCGGCTGGAGAAGAAACAAAAATAACAAAACCCAAGCATCCATTTGCAGCCGTGTTAGAAAAACAAGGCTTACTAGAAGATGATGCAAGGGGAATAACTACAAGTAGTGCCCGCAGAGAAACTCCTAGCATGGTCTTTGGAATCTCGACACCTGGCCCATTTGACAAGCAACCGGGATCAAAGCGTGGCGAAGTAGGAGAAGCACCCAATAAGCATACCAAGCCGATTAGTCATCTCGGCGGTACAACATTTGTTATGGATGATGGTGACGCCAACTATATTCGCGAAAAAACAGCAGACAAAGGACCTCCTAAGTATATTGCTAAAGAACAGCGCGAAGAAGGCGGCGATGTAACACTACCTCACAACGAATTATTTCGAATAAGAACTAGGACGGGCCATCAAATCTTATTCCATAACAGCGAAGATTTAATTTATATTGGCAATGCTAAAGGAACTACGTGGATAGAGCTTACTAGTAATGGTAAAATTGATATATTTGCAGAAGATAGCATTAGTATCCATACAAAAAATGATTTAAATGTTACTGCTGACAGGGATATTAATCTTTCGGCAGGTGGAAACGTTAACATAAATGCAGGCGCAGATATTAAACAAACTGCCGGAGCCGCATGGCATGTTAAATCAGGAGCAGCTAGTAAAATTAATCCTGCCGGTAACTTTGAAGTACTTGCAGCCAATACAGCAATCGATGGCGGCAATATTAACTTAAACTCTGGAGTAGCATCGGGCGCAGAACCTGCGCTTAAATCTAGCAGGATACCGCAACACGAACCATGGGCTGGCCACGAGAATTTAGACCCGATGAGTCATGTGCCTGCTAATACTGTTGCAGTGGCATCTCCTGCATTAAAAGAACCTGAATATTTTAAAAAATATTCTACAGATACTGACACGTTTGAACAAATTCAGCCAACTGAAGAAAACCCAGAGGAGAATCAATAATGAGCTCTAGTGCAAATTTATACGATAAAATTACTTTAAAAGGTAAGCAATCACAAGACAATATTTCCCCAAAAACATACAAGGGGTTTAGCACAATTAGCCCTGACGCAGAAAACTTTGGATTATTTGACTTCGATTTAATTAAGCAAGACTTGCTGAATCATTTTAATATACGCCAAGGCGAGCGTCTGATGAATCCCAAGTTTGGTACTATTATTTGGGACTTACTATTCGAACCGTTGACTGAAGATATTAAATTTTTAATCACTGAAAACGTGAATACAATTATTAATTACGATCCGAGAATCAGTGCGGATGAAGTTATAGTTACAGCATACGAAAGCGGAATTCAGATTCAATGCGTATTAAGATACCGCCCTTATAACATCCAACAAGCACTAGAATTACGGTTCGATAGTGCTAACGGCCTGATGCTTAGATAAACTACACACATAATTTTATTCAATAAATACACTTAATAGGATAGATTATGAGCGCAACTGATAGACAAAATAGATTACTAGTAGCTGAAGATTGGAAGAAAGTATACCAGTCTTTCCGTAATGCCGATTTCCAAAGTTACGATTTTGAAAATCTTCGTCGTACTATGATTTCTTACATACGACAAAACTACCCGGAAGATTTTAACGATTACATTGAGTCATCAGAATACCTTGCCCTAATTGACCTTATTGCGTTCTTGGGCCAAAGCATAGCTTTCCGTGTTGACTTAAATGCCCGTGAAAACTTTCTAGAACTAGCAGAGCGTCGTGAAAGTGTATTACGACTAGCCCGTATGCTTAGTTACAATGCAAAGCGTAACATTGCAGCAAGCGGACTATTAAAGTTTTCTACTATTAGTACAACTCAAGCTGTTATAGATAGTAACGGCCGCAACTTAGCAAACCAGACAATTACTTGGAATGATCCTGCAAACGCCAACTGGTACGACCAGTTTATTAAGGTTACTAATGCAGCATTACCGTCAACTCAGCAATTTGGTAGTCCAGCTGACGCAGGAACAATTTACGGAATCTCAACAGAACAGTACAGATTCCAAGCAGCGAATTCAGATGTGCCAGTTTATCAGTTTACAAAAACAGTAGACGGCAGATCGATGACTTTTGAAATTACTAGCACTACATTCTCGGGCAAAACTTTTGTCTATGAAGAAGCACCTAAAGTAGGTAATCATTTAGCGTTTGTCTACAGAGATGATGGCCGCGGAGCAAGTTCTGGCAATTCTGGATTTTTCTTGAATTTCACTCAAGGCACATTGAATCAAGGAACGTTTACAATAAGCCAGCCAAGTAGTAATGATTCTATAGATATAGATTCTACTAATATAAACAACACAGACGTGTGGTTATATAAACTTGACCAGAACGGCCTTGAGGCAGATGCATGGACTCCGGTGTCTGGCTTTGAAGGCAACAACATCATTTATAACAGTCTTAGCAAAAATATTAGAAACATTTATACTGTAACTACTAAAGCAGGTGACCGAATTAGCCTTGGCTTTGGTGACGGAACATTTGGAAATTTACCGTTAGGCACATTTAGAACATACTATAGAATTAGTAACGGGTTGACTTACACTATTAACCCTAAGGATGTCCGTAACATCTCAATAACAATTCCATATTATTCTAATACTAATCAAATAGAAACACTGACCTTAACATTGTCGTTGCCAACATCTGTATCTAATGCATTATCTACAGAATCTAACGAAACTATTAAGACAAATGCTCCGCAAACATTTTACACACAAAATAGAATGGTAACTGCGGAAGATTACAATATCAGCCCATTGTCTGTTAGTACTGAAATTGCAAAGATAAAAGCTGTTAACCGCACAAGTAGTGGTATTAGCAGATATTTTGACCTAGTTGATCCAACAGGCAAATATAGCTCTACGAATTTATTTGCTACTGACGGAGCATTGTACACAGAAGAATATACAAATCAAATTAGATTTTCTTATGCAAATAAAACAGATATTGAAGGTATTGTTTACAATCAGATTTTTGATATTTTAAAATCTGCAACATTACGCAATTTTTATTATGCAAATTATACTGTGCAGTTAGCTTCTAGCTTGAACATTTATTGGAACCGGGCAACTGAAGACACTAATTATTCTACAGGTGCTATTAAGGACGACTTGCAGTATTATAAAGTTGGATCTTATACTGCAACAGATTTAAAGTATTTGACAACGGGTTCTTTAGTAAAATTTTTAGCTCCGTTTATTAATGGTATACAATATTATTTCGACACTAATAATAGCAATTCTTTAGTTACTACTACTGGCTTTGGAACTAGCTCTTATCTATGGGCAGAAGTTGTTTCAGTAACTGACGATGGCACAGCCGCAGGTTCAGGCCTACTTGCCAGTACCTTTGGCCCGATTGCATTAAATCGAATTATTCCAGATAATGCAGTAATTTCTAATATTATTCCTAAGTGGAGAACAGTAATTGACAGTAATGTTATTACTACTATGATAGATTTAATATTTGCCAACAAACCATTTGGTTTACGTTATAACATTGTTAATCAATCTTGGCAAATTGTGTTTGAGTCTAACTTGAATGTTGTTTCAAACTTTAGTCTAGGTAATCAAGGTAATACATCAAACCAGCAGCTAGATGCAAGTTGGTTATTATTGTTTACGACTGACAACGAATTTTATACTGTAACTAGCAGAGAAAAACAGTATGTATTTGAAAGTAATAATCAAGTAAGATTCTATTACGACAGCACTAATAAAATTTATGACAGTAGAACTAATAACATTGTCAAAGATACCATCAACGTATTGAATATTAATACAGTGCCGGATCAGACAATTCCATTCACACGAAATTTAGTATGGGATGTTGTTGCTGAGTACGTTGGATTAGATGGTTATATCGATACTAAAAAATTAATTGTTACCTTTGCCGACACTGATGACAACGGAGTAGTAGACGATCCTGAGTTGTTTAACAACATTATATCTCCTTTAGTTAACCCTTTAACAAAGTATATTTTACAACAAAAATATTTGATTAGTACTGGCCAGGAAGATTACAAATACATTAGTAACACTGATAGTAAAGTTATTATTTTAGCCAGTGAATCTAATGTTGGATCGCTGAATCAGTATACAGACGGACAATATTTTTATTTTGCTGACATTAGAATAGTTAAAAAATTGAATAAAAATTCAGGTAAATTAGTTGTTAGCTTAGACTACAAAGTGTTAGTTGGTAGAGACAATTTAAACTTTCAATATACACATAGTGCTGATTACGAATCAAGAGTTGACCCAGGTGCAAGTAATATTATCGATACATTTATGTTAACTCGTAGCTATGATACTAACTTTAGAAAGTGGTTAAATGGTGCAAATATAACTAAACCGTTGCCTCCTAGTTCAGACGAATTATACAACATTGTATCATCAAGTTTAAATTTAATTAAAACTGTGTCCGATGAAATTGTATATCATCCTGTTCGATATAAAATATTATTTGGGGCAACAGCAGACTCATCAGTGCAAGCAAGTTTTAAAATTGTTAAAACACCTGGGCAAGTACTCAGTGACAACGATATTAAATCTCGAGCACTAACTGCAATTAATCAATTTTTTAGTTTAGAAAATTGGGATTTTGGCGACACCTTTTACTTTACTGAATTGGCAACATATGTGGTAAATCAACTAGCACCTGATATTGTTAATTTTGTAATAGTTCCAAGATCCACTGGCTTAAATTTTGGTAGCTTATTTGAAATTAAATCAGCAACTGACGAGTTGTTTATTAACGGCGCTACTGTAGATGATATCGAAATAATCACTGGAATCACATCCAGTGCAATCAAATCAGTTTCTGGAACTACTATAACTTCTACAGTAACTTCACAACAATCAATAACAAGCTCAACATACGGAGTATCTAATGGCTGATAGTATTAATGCAAACGGAATCAACTCTTCTAATTTTCTTCCAAGAGTTTATAGATCGGATGCTAACAAAAAGTTTATTCAAGCCACGGTAGATCAATTAGTTCAACCCGGCACTGTTAAAAAGATTAATGGCTATATTGGTAGACAAAATAGTAAAGCAACTACTGGTGATGATATTTTTATATCTACAATTAGTGATGCTCGTAAAAACTATCAGTTAGAACCAGGCCTAACAATCAAAGACAATTTAGATAATGTAACGTTTTTCAAAGACTACCAGGATTATATTAATCAATTGGGAGTATTTGGAGCCAATGTCCAGAATCACAGTAAGTTAAGTAAGCAAGAATTTTATGCATGGAATCCTCATATCGACTGGGATAAATTTGTTAACTTTCAAAATTACTACTGGTTGCCTAACGGCCCAGATTTAATCAAGATTGCTGGACAACAATTAGAAATACAAAGTACATATAAAATATCTCTAGAATCGGAGTTAAACACATATCAATACTTGTTCACTCCTAACGGACTTAGCCGTAATCCTACTCTTAAATTGTTTAGAGGACAGACTTATACTTTTGAAATAGACAGTATAGGACAGCCGTTTAGTATTAAAACGACTCGAAATGCTGGTAGTCTAAACAGATATAAAACAGTAGACTTTGAACAGTTTGCTATCGAAACTGGAACATTGACAATAACAATACCGTACGATGCACCTAATGTTTTATACTACGTTAGTGAAGCAAATGCAGATGTTGGCGGAGTAATCCAAGTATTATCTATAGAAGAAAATACAGCAATTGATGTTGACGCAGAAATTGTAGGTAAAGTAAACTATACATTCCCATCCGGCGCCTCGTTAAGCAACGGTATGCTAGTGTCATTTATTGGCAACGTAACTCCGGCAAGCTATGCCACGGGTCAGTATTATGTAGAAGGTGTCGGGTCTGCAATTACACTAGTAAACAAAAATGACCTAGAGCTAATAAGCGCATACACAAAATCTGAAGCAATATTATTTGATACAACACCATTCGATAATCTGCCATTTAGCGATGCATCTACGTTAGCATCGTCTGTCGATTACCATGTTATTAACCGAGCAAGTTTAGATAAAAATCCGTGGACTCGATATAACCGATGGTTCCATAAAGATGTAATAGATGCTAGTGCAGTATTAAATGAAAAAATATCTTCATTGGATCAAACTAAAAGAGCAGTGCGTCCAATTATAGAATTTGAAGCTGGACTTAAATTATTTAATTTTGGAACCGTTGCTATTCCCGATGTTGATTTAGTGGATACGTTTACTACTGATGTGTTCTCGACGATAGAAGGAACCTTCGGATACAACGTTGACGGAGTTCCGTTAGTAAACGGACACCGTATTTTATTCACAGCAGATGCAGATAGTTATGTAAAAAACAAAATCTATCGAGTAGAAATCTTAGATGTCTTACATTACAATGAAGGCAGTCGACAAATACACTTAGTATTAGAATCGGAACCAGTTGAAGGACAAACTGTATTAGTCAAGCAAGGTCAAGCAAATAGTGGCCTAGCGTACTGGTACGACGGATCGGCTTGGAACGTTGGCCAACAAAAGATTACTGTAAACCAACAACCGCTATTTGATTTAGTTGATACTAATATTAATAGTTTTGGAGATATTACAAATTACGAAGGTTCTACGTTTAAAGGAACTAAGTTATTTTCTTACAAACAAGGATCTGGAACAGTTGATGCAAATTTAGGATTTGCATTATCTTATAAAAATATTAGTAACACTGGCGATATTGTTTTCAACTTCAATATCTTAACAGACACGTTTCAGTACAAAAAATTAACACAAGTTATTAACCAAGCTACTAATATTGGTTACTTAATTAAGGTATCTCCTCTAACACAGGAAGTTAGTTATCCGAACGGTTGGAATATTTCTAAGTTAACTGCAACTCAAGCTGCTGTTAGAATTTATAAAAACTCTAATAAGATTAATAACTTCGATCTTGACTTATTTGATGATATTAGCAATTTGCAAGATTTAGTAGTTAAAGTATATGTCAACGGCATACGACTAGATAAGTCATTATGGACTGTGATTAGCAATGCATATTATAAGCAGATAATTTTAAACACCAATATCTCGACAACTGATGTACTAACAATCCGAGCATTTTCTAATCAGCCAATTAACGGGAATGGATTTTATGAAATTCCTATTAGCTTGCAAAATAATCCTCTTAATGGGACAATGGCGGATTTTACACTGGGCGAAGTAATCGACCATGTGAGTTCTATAGTTGATAATTTAGATAACTTTGAAGGTTCATTCCCGGGTACAAATAATATTCGAGACTTGGGAGATGTATCACCATTTGGTACTAAGTTTGTTCAACATAGCGGCCCTGCTAGTTTAAGCGTATACCATATAACAAGTCAATCTAGCAATGTTATCAAAGCAATTGAACAATCGAGAGACGACTACGGTAAGTTCAAACGAAATTTTATTAACATTGTTGACTCTCTAGATATCGGAGATGTTGAAGATACTGTATCTCACGTTAATTCTATTTTAGAGAAACTGAATAAGGATAAGCCTAATACAGGCCCGTATTATTTTAGTGATATGCTAGGATATTCTGCCAATGCTGTTAACACGTATACTGTTATTGACGGCAGAATTAAAACATATCCGGTTAATAAAGTATTCGACTTAGACACTTTGTCTAATAGAGCAGTGTATGTTTATCATAATGC